ACTAGAGGGAAACATAGTTGATCATATCGTTCCTAGTGAAGACGACTGGGAAGACAGACTCAATGTAGATAACTTAGAGACACTATGTCAGAGTTGTCACAACTTAAAGACAAGACGCGAATGGCTCAAGAAAAACAAAGGGAGACAGAGAGCTATGAAGATACATATTGTTATAGGCTACCCTGATAGTGGCAAGTCAACCTATGTTGCCAGAAATCTAACCAGCCATGACTTGGTTTATGATTATGATTTACTTACATCATCGTTAGATGGTTCAATGCTTAATGTATTGAATACTAATGACATCGAAGCAAATAACAGATTGATTCATGAACACAACATCGATATGAATGATTATGTTCAGATGATATATGAAATGATTCTTCGTAAGATTAAATCAGAAACTACATTTAATAATGTGTGGTTGATCATGACTAAACCTGATGAGAGACTACTCACATTACTATCATCATATGATGTTGATTGGTTGATGTTAGATACAAGCAAAGATGAATGTATGAGAAGACTTCGAGTACAACATAGAGATATAACTGATGTCATTAAGACTATGAATGATGTTGATAGATTGATTGATGAATTAGATTTGAAAGTTAAATTAATAAAAATAAATTAAATAAAATGAAATTAATTTCTTAAATGATTTTAGTTTCATTTTATTTATTTTTTAATTTTATTATTGTTTGCGCAAGCAAATTTGTAACGTTACGGTGGTGTTATTTAAAGCAGATGGGTGAGTTTAATTTCTGGACATACCCCCTCAAATTCAACGGGGGCAAGGGATACAGCCTACGCTTGAACGCACAACCTCTTTTCTGCACCGCTAATTCTATTTATTATTTTTTCGAATGGCACTTAATTCAATAAAAAAGGAGGTTTTGAAACAATGTCAAAGAAACAAAAATTATTATCTGAATCTCGTGGAAATCTAACAGTTATTCAACAAGAAGCTAAGTATAAAGCGGAGTTTCTAGCTGCTGATGGATTGCCAAAATTGCAGAAGACACCTCCTAATCATTTGGATAGTGTCGCTAAAAACGAATATAAAAGAATCGTAGAGTCTATAGGAAAGTTACCACTTAGAAATCTCGATAGAGCCGAGTTAGAGAACTATTGTACGTGGTATTCAATCTATAAACAAACGTCACTAGACCTTGCTCAAGCTCAAGAAATGGAAGTTAGAGATAAGTTAGTAACACGTTTGGATAAAGCTACTAAGAACATAAAAGGCCTAGCTAGCGATTTAGGATTGAATGTAAATTCGAGAATGCAGATGTATACACCGAAAACAGAAGAAGACCATAAAAAATCTATTAAGGAGATGTATGGATAATGTTTGATGATCCAATGCCTAGCTTCATTAATAGAGTCTTAGATGGTTCACTTATTACTTCAAAGAGTGTCTTAAGCGCAGTTAAAAGGCATGAAAAGGACCTACAACGGTCTGATTGGCGTTGGGTATACGACCCTGAATTAGCTGGTAAGGCCGTATCGTTTATGGAAATGCTTCCAGAGCCCAAGACTGGTAAACCACAACCACTTGCACCGTTTCAAAAATTCATTATCGGTTCTATTTATGGTTGGGTCGATAAGGACGATAAATCAATTAGAAGATTTACCGATGCTTTTATTTCGATGGCTCGTAAAAATGGTAAATCACTTTTAATTTCTGGGATTGTCTTATTTGAATTCTTGTTTGGTAAAAAGCCTAAATTTAAACGTCAATTATATACTGCTGCTAACGATAGAAAACAAGCTAGTATCGTTTTTGGAATGGTTAAAGATAGATTAAGAGCTTTATGCAGACAGGACGAAGAGATTAGGCGAATGACTAAGATAACAAGAGATGAAATCATTAATAAAGATGATGGTTCAATTATTAGGGCCTTTTCACGTGATGCAGGTTTGGTAAATGGTTATGAACCGCATGTTGCTGTTGTAGATGAATATGCTGATGCTAAGAGTACCGATATGCTTGAAACGCTTGCTTCTGGTCAATTATTACTTCCGAGTTATTTGACGTTCATCATTTCCACAGCTGGATTTGATATGAATGTTCCAATGTTTACTCAAAACTATCCTTACGCTAAGAATGTTTTGTCAGGTGAGGTTAAAGCCGATAGATACTTTGCTTTTATAGCTGAACAAGATGATATAAGCGAGATTGATAAGCCCAAAACATGGATTAAATCTAATCCACTGTTAGATGTGGATTCATTAAAAGGTCAAATCACTGATTATTTATCAGGAAAATTAACTCAAGCACGATCAGATGGAACTTTGAACAGCAAGTTAATCAAAAACTTCAATATGTGGCGTCAAGCAACCGAAGATTCATACATGGATGTAGAAACTTGGGAGAAAGCCACAGTTGAAGCCCAACCTGATATCACGGGTAAACGTGTGTGGATAGGAGTCGATGTCGGGAAAACGTCTGATTTGTTTGCTATCAGTTGGCTAGTTCCTGTTGAAGGCAAATGGTTTGCTGATTCCTATTCGTTTGTAGGTACGAAATATGGACTAGATGCAAAAATCAAGAAGGATCGCATGAATTACCGTGATTTACAGGACAAAGGTCAATGTGAGATTACAAAGCTTGAATCAGGTGTCATTGATAATGAACGAGTATTTGATTGGCTGGAACAATTTATTGAAGATAATGACCTTGATGTTCAAGGTATTTGTTTTGACCCATACCAGTATGGTCAACTATTAACTTTAATTGAAAAACGACATCCTGAATGGGAACAGATTCAAGTTAGACAAGGAACAATGACTCTCTCTGCTCCAACAAAAGAATTTAGGGACGCTGTAATTGAAGGCAATATTATGCATTCTGATAGTGTGATTCTTAAAACCGCTGTTAATAATGCTGTCTTGATGTCTGATAACAATGGTGTTCGAATCGATAAAAATAAGTATTCAAACAAAATTGATGCACTTGATGCTTTATTAGATGCCTATGCAATTTGCTTTACAGAAAATATTGCAGACTATTTAACAAATGAAGACATTATGAGTGACGATTTTGGATTCATGTAAGGGAGGTCAGTATGAAATGGAAAAGTATTAAATCAAAAGTCACTAAATTATTTAAATGGATAGCTTTAAACATGCCACAGTTCACACTGATCTGTGGTTTTTGCTTGCTCTCATTAGGATTCTTTCTATTTAGTATTCCTATTGGTTTTATCGCGAGTGGCATTTCACTGATTGTTTTAGCAGTAGTAGCTTATCTCTCTAACTAGAAAGGAGGTGAATAAATGAGTTTTTTAGAAGCATGGATAGTGTCAATGAAGACGATTGGGCAATGAAACTTTTGGATGAGGGTATTTTACCTAGTGCAAATGGATATTACGGCATTGGAGCGTTAAAAATTCAGATATTTTAACCGCTGTATCAATTGTGGCTGGTGATGTTGCCAGATTCCCATTGATGAAAATTAAAGAATCAGACGATTCTATCGTTGATGATGATAATTTGAACTATTTGTTAAATAAGCAAATTAATGATTTTTTATCATCTTATCATTGGAGATTTTCAATGATGGTAAATGCAATTTTAACGGGTAACTCGTATACACGAATTATTCGTGACAATCGTTCATACAGTAAAACTGCCGGACAACCAATAGAGTTAGAGTTCCTAACACCCTCTCAAGTGACTATTAACTATCGTGATACGTTACAGGGACGTGAATATTATTATTCGGTCAATCCAGTTGATGAAAGAAGTTCTTTTGATGTTGAACCCCACAATATGATTCATTGGAAATTTTTTACTTCTGATGGTGTTATGGGACGTTCACCGCTATTATCTTTAGGCGATGAAATGAGCATGCAGAAATCAGGTGTGGAGACATTAAATAAATTCTTTAAAAATGGCTTTAAAAGCGGTGTTTTGACATTAAACGGAGGGGCACTGAATACCGAGGCTAGAAGAAAAACAAGAAAAGAATTCGAACGTGCTCAAAATGATGGTGGTAACGGTCCAATTGTTATTGATAAAACAATGGCTTATCAACCACTTGAAGTTGATACAAGTGTTTTGAATCTAATTAATTCCAATAACTGGTCCACAAGTCAAATTGCTAAGGCTATGAGAATTCCGGCGTATAAGCTGGCTATTAATTCTCCTAATCAGTCAATTAATCAATTAACTGCTGACTATATCAATAGTGATTTGCCTTTTTATTTTCAACCTATTTTAAGCGAGTTAGAGATGAAAATGTTGACTGATTCAGAACGTCACAAATATCGTTTTGATTTTGATACTCGCAAACAAACTGCTAGACCCGTTCAAGAACTAGTCAGCTTACAACAGAATGCCGATCTTAACTCACAAGAGGTTAGAGCAGAGCTAGGTATGAAACCAGTTAAAGACAAGAACTTAGATAGATATCAATCAACTCTCAATACTGTGGCTATGGATATGAAAGATGAGTATCAAAAGAATAATCACTTGAAAGGAGGTGATAATAGTGGAACTAAGAACGATTAAAACACCGGTAACACTTAGAAATGAAGATAACGAAGAGTCTCGAACAATTGAAGGCTATGCTTTGAAGTTTAATACACGTTCAGAACCGTTAGCTGGTAACTATTTTATTGAAACATTAGATAGAAGTTGTCTTGATGATACTGACATGTCAAATGTTGTTGTCACATTCAATCATGATCAATCAAATGTTTTAGGCCGTACAGGAGTCAATTTAGACCTATATGTCGATGATACTGGCTTACGTTTTAAAGCAAACTTGCCAAATACGACACTTGCAAACGATGTTTTAGAGAATATTAGAGCTGGTATTGTTTCAAAATGTAGTTTTGCTTTTACATTGCCTGATGATTCGAATGCTGATGAATGGAAACGAGTTAATGATGACGGTGTTCAATTCGAACGAACAATTCGCAAAATCGACAAGCTTTATGATGTCAGTGTTGTTACCACACCGGCATATTCCGATACAAATGTAAGTGTGGATGCCCGTTCCATGGATAAAGTTAAAGAGTTACAAACAGATTCGTTAAATTCTGTCAGAGAACAGCAACGAAAAGATGATTTAAGAAAATTAAATATTGAGTTATTGAAAGAAGTCACTGATTAAGTTCAGTGGCTTTTTTTGATGCCAAAAACAAGGAGTAATTTAATGATTAATGAAGAAATTAGAGCTTTGCAAGATGAAATTGACAAAGCTACGCAACGCAGATTGAAACTTGCTACAGAAGCTCGTTCAATCCTAGAAGATGAAAAGTCAACTGATGAACAGCGTTCAACAGCTACAAAGAATACCGAAGAAGTTCGTAAGTTGAATGATGAAATTAAAGATAAAACTAAGAAAATGGAAGATTTACGTTCGTTGTTAGATGTCCCAGAACCTGAAAAAGGTAAGCCAGAAGGTCGCAAGTTAGAAAATCCTAACGATGAAGAACGTTCTGCCATTAATACATATTTGCATTCTAAAGGTGCTAATCGTGATGGTATTTCAAGTCAAGATGCAGATGTGACTATTCCAAAATCAATTATCTACAATCCTGAAAATGAAGTTAAATCAGTAACTGATCTATCTAAACTGGTTCAACATTTTAGTGCAACCACAGCGACTGGTGAATATCCAATTTTGAAACGTGCAACAGCTTCATTGACAGACGTTGAAGAACTTGCTAAGAACCCTGAACTAGCAAAGCCAGAGTTTACTAATGTTTCTTGGAAAGTGAAGACTTATCGTGGTGCCTTGCCAATTTCAAATGAATCAATTCAAGATTCTGCCATTGATTTAACTGGACTAGTTGCAAGAAATGCACAAGAACAAAAGATTAACACTACTAATGCTGCTATTTCAGCTAAATTGAAAGGATTTACTGCTAAATCAGTTAGTGGTGAATCTGTTGATGACATCAAGCACATTATCAATGTTGATTTAGACCCTGCTTACAATAAGGTAATTGTTGCATCACAAAGTTTCTATAACTACTTGGATACATTGAAAGATAAGAACGGTCAATACTTGCTACATCAACCAATTGTAGACGGTTCACCTGCTAGAATTCTTGGAATTCCTGTAACAGTCGTTGAAGATTCTGCATTGGGAGCAGATGGTGAAGCACATGCCTTTATTGGTGATTTGAAACGTGCAATTGTTATGGCTGATCGTTTGGACATTCAAGTACGTTGGGTTGATAACGAAATCTTTGGTCAATATCTACAAGTAGCAACACGTTTTGATGTTGAAGTTGCTGATGATAAAGCTGGTTATTTTGTTACACAAGGTACTACTACTTCTACTACACCCAGTAAATAGCCCAGAAGCCAAAAAGATAGTAGATGAGTCAACTACAAGGGCGGTCGATGAGAATTCTACTGTTGCTGAAATTAAAGCTTATTTAGATAGTAAGGGAATTAGCTATCTATCAAATGATAACAAGACTACTTTGCTTTCTAAGATTGGAGGTTAGTTATGGGACTATTAACTGACATCCAGTTCAAGACTTTAAAACTGTATTGCAAAATAGACCAAGATTTCGATGATGACGTTTTAAATGAATTGATTGAGAGTGCTGCTAGTGAGATTTCACATGCTATTTCGAATACTAAGAAACCGGAGGACTTTATCAAGGACCACCGGTTTTTTGTTGCTCTAATGAAATATGTTGAAGAGGACTACTACTACAGAGGCACTGGCTCAGAGGTTATGAGATTTCCTTTACAAAACACAACAATCAATAACGTAATTCATCAATTGAGGAGTGAGTTAGATGAGACTGACGAGAATGACGGAACGAATTGAATTTATTAGTAGTAAGCCCGTTCAGAATGATGATGGCGTGATGATGCCACCTGACGAAAATTCCAAGCCAATGTTTAGCTGTTGGGCAGAAGTTCTTAACACACCAATTCGTGAGTTTAAAGACGCCACAACCAAAGTCGGTAATCGTAGAGAATCACCTAATTTTGCAATCAAGTTTGAACCGCAGCGACTTATTGATTCCACATGGAAAGTACGCTGGCGTAGCAAGATGTATGAGATTACAGGAATCGATGAAGATTTCGATAAGCGTGATCTAACTAAATTGGAATGTAAGGCGGTGATGTGATTGCCGGTTACAGGCTTAGAAGAAATGCTTAATAATGTTCAACTCTTGAATCACGGATATGAT